GTTTCCCATTATTTTGCTCCTTTGTTGGTTTTAACGATATCGGTTGCCTTGATTCCATAGATTGCGGCAACGATCGAAATTCACAAACCAGTTATCCACCAAGGCATAGCAGATAATTTCTCAAAATACAAGTCAAGTTTTTCTTGAATCTTTTCATCTTCTGCAAATACACCATAAGCCAGTACAAACAAAGGACTTGAAACGGTCAAAAGTACAAATTCGTCTTTCCAATCGTTTTTCTGTGCCTCAAATACCTTACCTGTGTACTCAATTTGACCTTTTTTCATCTTTTCAGCGTGTGCAATAGCCGCTTCCGACATCATCACTTCAGTTTTTTTCTTATTTTTGTAAATTTCAAGTCCAGCTTTTAGTCCGTGACCTAGTAAACCCCAAAACATTATGATTCTGACCTCTTAATGGTTACATTTCCCATCATATCTTTAGCATTTGGGATTGTTTTAGATAAAACTGTTTTTTCAATCGAAGTATCTGCTCTTAATTTTGCTAAATCTTCGTTTTGTTCAAGTTTATCTTCTTGATTTTGTTGATTCATCATCACTCTCATCTTATCAAGGTTCAATCTTTCATCAGCATCTTGTGCTTTTCTTGCATTGTCCTGTGCTCTTAGGTCAAGTTCTCTTGCTCTAAGTTTAGCGACTGGGTCATTTCCAAAATCACCACTGATTTTCTTTTCTTCTTCTTTAAATTCTTCCATCATTTCAGCAATCAATGATGCTTTTCTAGCTTCAATCTTTTGTGAAATTTGCATAATCTGCATTTGAATCGCTTGTGCGAAACCAGGTGCTTGTTGAATCTGCGCTTGAAGTTGTTGAATTTGTTGTAACTCATCTCTGAACTCTAATTCAACTTGTTCTTGTGACATCAAACTAATGTGTTCAAAAATATTTTTTTCCAATGATGCAGTTACGATTGGATTATTTTTTGCAATGTTTGTTGCCATGAAATTTAAGTGAGCCGTGATGTGTGCTCTATGATCTTGTCCTGGAAATGCTTGAAATGGTTTGCCTGCAAGTGCATCAATGTGTTCTAATGCAGGATCTTTTGGCATTGGAGTTGCAGGTTTATTTAAAATTAAATCTACATTTTGAACACCTAATGCTTCATACATGTTTTTGTAAACTTCATACATGTTATGCATTTGTGGATTTGATGTCGCCAGTTGCAGTTCCGTTTGCGCAAGGGAGATACGCTGTGTCTGTGAAAAGATATTTGGATCTGCAACTGGGATGATATCTACTCGGTCGTCAAAGTCTGTTTGTTTAATCAAACGTTGACCACCTACAATATCGTAAGGATATTCTGGGGGTAGATAAAGCTTAAAAACTCTTGCCAATAATCTGAATTCATTTTTCAAAGATGCATATAATCTTTTATGAATTGCAGACATGGTTCTGCTTCCTCTTTCGAGCAATGCAACTGTCGTTCCCACTGCAGCGCTCTGGTTCCCATCACCTACTTGAAGGTCAGCTATAGATGCAAAACGCTGACCCGCGTTTACAACGACACCCAATAAATTCAATAATGTCTGTGATGGTTCCTTAAATGGAAGCGGCATAAATGCGTCACGTAAATTACCACCAGGCGCATCAACGTCTCTAAATTCACCTGGTTGTATAGACTGAGCATCATCTCTAATTCGTATGCCTCGCATCTTAAATCCGGCCGGTAAATTGGAAAGTGTACCGGCATCCAATAATTGACGAAGAGCTGCAGTTGCAGTTCTAGATAAACCACCAATCATGTGGATGAGACCAAAGCCATAAAATCCTAGTCCTGGCAGAAACTTAAAGTGGACAAAATATTGGATTTTCTTTTTCTTTGGATCTCCAATTTCAAAATTTCTTTTAATAGATAAAATTTCTCTTGATGATTCTTCAATGGTAACAATGTATGGAATTTTAATTCCTGTTGCATTACCTTCTTCATCCGTTTCCTCAAAACCAGGAAGATCTAAATTTACATGAAACTCTAAAAGAGTGAATACGTTTTCTTCTCTTGCAGATTTTGTGACACCTTCTAATTCTCTCTCTTTTTTTTCAATATCTGTTTCTATGTCTTGTGATTTTCCAATTTCAATATCACGATAAAAACCACCTACTTGTTGTTTTCTTAGTTCATTTTCTGAAATTTTAATTCTGTGAATAATAGCTTCTGCATCATCTAAACTCGTTGCGGTGTACGGAACGATTAAATCATCTGCCGGTACAAATTTAGAAACTGCTTTACCTTCAACTTCATCAAAATAAATTTTCTTAAATGATGATCCTGCAAGTGGTAAATAAAATAGTAACTGATCAAAGTCAGGCTCATAGTCAGGCATGTTATTCATGATTTCATAATTCATGTATTCTTTCACACGTTGTGCTTGTTGTGTTTTATCGGATGTTACATTTCCAACAACCTGAGTTCTTACTGGTCCATTTGCTGGAAGTAATTCTTTATATGCTAATGATTGAAACTGAGTTACCGCTTCTGCTAATACAGGATGAGTTGCTCCCGATGCACCTTGAAAAGGCTCGGATCTATTTTCATATTTAAAACCTAATAAATCTAATCCCGTTGTATAAGATCGTTCCCAATCTTTTCTTGAATTTTTATAGTCTTGGTAATTACCAAAAAGCGTATTGCCTAAAGGTCCTAATTCTTCTTCTGGTAAATACTCGGCTAAGTTTGCATAGTGCGTTTCACTACCTTCCATGGTAGCTAAATTTGGATCATAATTAATATCTACAGATCCGTCTTCATTTTCTTGAATCTCTACAGGTTCTTTTTCAACCGTCTCTTCTTCTACTGCCACCTCTTCTGGTGCTGGAATGTTAACTTCTGTTCTTACCTGATTTGGTAAGGCCTTGTCTATTTCTGCCATTTGTATTCTCCAATCGTACTGTTTTAACAGTATTATAGTTAATATTCAACCCTTGTGGTGTTGGTCCTGACTTTGGTGGTGGTCCTGATTTTTTACCTGGCACTAGTCTAAATCTCCTTCGACATCTTTCATGACGTCCTGTATTGCATCGCCTCTACCTGCAACTTCATCGCCTTTTGTAAGTCTAGCTTTTTTTGCCCCTAGAGCATACTGTTCTATACCAGAAACTCCTCCATAAACTTCATCTATATTGTCTACCGTTTCAGGATAAAAATCTGTGTGATCATCTACAAACGGCTGTCCTCCAAAATTTGTTTCTGGACGCGCATCAGTTACCGAAAATTGAGCATCTTTATTTCCTTTAGGAGCTGTGTATTCCATAAAAACATCTCCTTGATAATCATTCGGAAATTCTACATAGACATCTTCTCCTCTATACTCACTTACTTCTAATTCAGGTCTATCTTTTAATTGATATTTATAACCTATAATTTCGTCTGTTTGTTCAAATTTAATATATCTAGGTTTTCCTTCTTCTTTTAATTTTTGAATAACATCATCAGTTCGCCCCATATAAGTATCATAATAATCTTTTGCTTCTTCTTTACTTAATTTATTATATTCTGCTTCTGATATACCTACTTGTCTTGACCCATAAATAGGAGTTTGTGTTCCTTCTTTTCTAACTTTATTAATTAATCCAGGAAACCATTGTGGGAATTCTGTTTCTGTTTTTCCTAATGGTGCAACCACTTTTGTAAGCGGAGAAACTTTAGCAGCTTGTGTAGTTTTTTTAAGGTCTGGTCCAAACTTCATAAAACCTTTTGCAGCAAGTAATGCACCGAGTCCCAATGCACCCGAGCCTTCTAAAAAGTCTCTACGACTTGGATCAATGGGCAAGTTTGGATCTTTTTGACCAGGTAAATCTTTTTTAGATTTTTTATCTACAGGTCCGCCTGTTTTAAATCCAGCTGCTTCACCTGCTAATGCTTCTCCCTCCATTTGACTTTCAAATAAATCTCTTTGATGTGGAGTCATGGCATCTATCATCGCTTTTTGTTCTTGTCCTTTTTCATACAACTTATATCCAAGTTGTGCTCCGGTAATTCCTAAACCAATTGGTGTCATTCGAGCGAGTGTACTTGCTTTCATTCCTAAGTTTAACATGTTGGCAAGTCTTGCATTCTTGACAACGTTTTTTCCAGCTTCGGGTAAAATTAGCGCAAGTCCTGTGAGTGGATCTTTTACTGTTTCTTCAATCGGTCGGCCTGCAGCTAAATAACCTTCCAGGCCTACTGTACCAGCGACCGTGCCTAAAGGACCGAGGGCTCTTAATCCAAGTTTACCTGCACCTTTAGCAAGTTCTAACGGTACGTCTGCAAGCATGAAACCTCCTTGTGATTCTTTGCCAGCGGCGATGTTTTGTAAAATATTATCAGTTGGAATTTTAACTTCATCTAAACCTGTTTTACCCATAGGTAAAATTGTTTTAGATTTTTTTCCTGTCGTGGTTAAAAAATAATTTTTATTTTCAAATGTGTCTTTTATATTTTTTTGAGCTTCAGGAGAAAAATCTTTATATAAATCTGGGTTAAATTTTTTTCCTAAATTAATTTGAGGAGTTTGAATTTTATTTTTATTAGCAAATTTTTTTGAATCTTTATTAAATTCATTTATAGCTTTTGAAATAGACATTTTTTTACCCTTGTACTGCATTTCAGTCCTACCTTGTTCAATGCTATCTAATATAGCACTCAAAGGTTTATCTATTTTAGATCTTTTATCTTGATTTATTTTTTTAGGTATAAATTGAAATGCCTCTGTATAACCTGGGGCTCTTCTAAAAGTCGCGCCTAATGAAAAAATTTCATCGAGTTCTTTTCCTTTCATTGTTCCTAATTTCCTTCTTACGTTTGCTGTTGTCCCCTCTTTTAAATTTAATAAAGTATCTCTTATTGAAAATTGATAGTTTCTAAGAACACCGGGACTAAATCTAAAACCTCTCCTAAAACCTTCGCGTTCTCCTCCGGCTAACAGATTATCGACTATATCATTTATCTGAGTTTGATTTGGAAGTTTAATACCTTTTGGTTTTTCTCTAGTTCCTTCTAAAACTCTCAAATATTTTATAAGATCATTTTCTGTTTGTGTGATAAGATCTAATTGTTTTGATTTATCTGCATTTGTAAAATCACTTCCGTAAATTCTTTCAGCAATTGTTTCTGAGTCTGGAACATCAGGATCAAATTTAAACTCTTCATTAATTGCTTTAATAACTTCGTCAGAATCTGTTAATCTAGCTTTCGCTTGAGTTTGTGCTGTTTTTCTTGCTGCCTCTGCAGCTTCTTCCTTACCTAATTTTTTTACAAGAGATTTTCCTAATGCTCTTCTAATTGTCATATCGTTAGTTTCTGGAAATTTTTCCATAATTTTAGGTATAGAAACATATTCTTTGTTTTTAATTTTATTTTTTACAAACTGTTTAATATCTTTCGCTTCGTTTTGAACATCAAAACGTGATCTTGCTAATCCTTCATTTGTTCTCTTTTGTCGTAAAACAGAATTAAATTTATTTATTGTTTCATCAGTAACGTTTTGTAAATCAATTCTATTTGATCTATCCCTATTTAAAATAATTCCAGACTCTTCTAATGATTCTAATATTAGTTTTTGTAAAAGAGGTTGATCAGTAGACGGTCCTATAACTTTTTGAAAAGTAGTCGGTGCTACAATTCCTTGTTTCTTAGAAAATTGAGCGATCGAAATGTTTGGATCAGCAAACCCGGTTCTTGAACCAAGGTCTTCACCTTCAATCATACCACCACCAATCAATCCACCCTCAGCATTTTGTTTTCTTTTAACTGCTTCTTTTGAAAGTGGTGTTTCTTCGGCAAGAAGCGATCCTGCTTTTCTTCTTTCAACAATGAAATCATCAAAAGATCCTTTAAAGTTTCCGAGTTCATCTCTGTAATAAATATATTCATCATACAGTTTTTCTTCTGATGTTGCTTCTGGTGCTTCTAATGCTGTTTTCTTTTTTGTAGGTAATGAATCTTCACCAGGAATATAATCATCTATTTCTTTTTGCATGTTGTTAAACACATCATCAAACATATTCGGATCGTCATAAACACCTGCTTCTACTTCGGCTGCTCTTTCCTTTTCTAAAATATTTTGATAGTTTTCACCATAATTTGCTTCTGCCCAATTTGGATTT